TTGTGTCGATGTTTCGTGTGGACCCGGATTTGGCTGGTCCACTGATGGCGATGGTCACCACCATGCTGGGGGCAATATGACAGGTTCGGAAATGGCGAAAGCCGGTCTGCGCGAACAGAACCGACTTTCAGGTGCAAATCGTAACACACTCATTGCGGGAGGAATTATGGCAAACACTGCTGAGATATTCAATTTTCCAGTGCCGGATGTGGCACAAAAGGAGCGGCGCGTGGCAGATCTCGACGATGGTTATACGCGCATTGCAAATGAGTTGCTGGAAGCTGTGATGCTGGCCGGATTAACACAGCACCAGCTTCTGGTCTTCCTGGCTGTCATGCGCAAAACATATGGCTTTAATAAAAGACTGGATTGGGTGAGCAACGAGCAACTTTCCGAATTGACCGGGATATTGCCGCACAAGTGTTCTGCTGCAAAAAGCGTTCTGGTAAAGCGTGGGATTCTTATTCAGAGCGGGCGAAATATCGGCATTAATAATGTGGTCAGTGAATGGTCAACATTACCCGAATCAGGTAAGAAAAATAAAGTTTACCTGAAAGAGGTAAATTTACCTGAATCAGGTAAGAAAAGTTTACCCAAATCAGGTAAAGGCGTTTACCCGAATCAGGTAAACACAAAAGACAAACTAACAAAAGACAATATAAAACCTTTTTCGTCCGAGAATTCTGGCGAATCCTCTGACCAGCCAGAAAACGACCTTCCTGTGGTGAAACCGGATGCTGCAATTCAGAGTGGCAGCAAGTGGGGGACAGCAGAAGACCTGACCGCCGCAGAGTGGATGTTTGACATGGTGAAGACCATCGCGCCATCAGCCAGAAAACCGAATTTTGCAGGGTGGGCTAACGATATCCGCCTGATGCGTGAACGTGACGGACGTAACCACCGCGAAATGTGCGTGCTGTTCCGCTGGGCATGCCAGGACAACTTCTGGTCCGGTAACGTGTTGTGTCCGGCCAAACTCCGCGACAAGTGGACACAGCTCGAAATCAACCGAAACAAGCAGCAGGCTGGCGTGACAGCCGGCAAACCAAAACTCGATCTGACGAATACTGACTGGATTTACGGGGTGGAGCTATGAAAAACATCGCCGCACAGATGATTAATTTTGACCGTGAGCAGATGCGCCGGATCGCCAACAACATGCCGGAACAGTACGACGAAAAGCCGCAGGTACAGCAGGTGGCGCAGATAATCAACGGTGTATTCAGCCAGTTACTGGCAACTTTCCCGGCTAGCCTGGCTAATCGTGACCAGAACGAACTGAACGAAATCCGCCGCCAGTGGGTTCTGGCTTTCCGGGAAAACGGGATCACCACGATGGAACAGGTGAGCGCCGGAATGCGTATCGCCCGTCGGCAGAGTAGACCATTCCTGCCATCACCTGGGCAGTTTGTCGCCTGGTGCCGGGAAGAAGCATCCGTTAACGCCGGGCTGCCAAACGTCAGCGAGCTGGTTGATATGGTTTACGAGTATTGCCGGAAGCGTGGCCTGTATCCGGACGCAGAGTCTTATCCATGGAAATCAAACGCGCACTACTGGCTGGTTACCAACCTGTACCAGAACATGCGGGCCAATGCGCTGACTGACGCGGAATTACGGCGTAAGGCTGCCGATGAGCTGACCTGTATGACCGCGCGAATTAACCGTGGTGAGGCGATACCTGAACCAGTAAAACAACTTCCTGTCATGGGCGGTAGACCTCTAAATCGTGCACAGTCTTTGGCGAAGATCGCAGAAATCAAAGCTAAGTTCGGACTGAAAGGAGCAAGTGTATGACGGGCAAAGAGGCAATTATTCATTGTTTGGGAATGCATAAGCGTTTCAATGCGCTAGACGTCGCTGCGACAACAGGAGTAACAATAACCAGCATAAATCAGGTGACTAGAGAGTCAAAATTTTCGTCATTGATGGTTTGCTTCAGGTAAATTAGCACTAAAAAAATACCTAGTTAGAAGTACCTCAATCTATATCTATTGTTATCAATGAGAGCCGGTAGAACTCGACGATAAAGCTGGTACATCATCATCCTCAAACTTGTATAATCAGAGTCCTAAAACCGGCAATATAACTACGCTGTTGCTTCAGAATATAATGGTGAATCGTATAATGATGTTATGAATATATTAAATTGCAGGATCTTTTCCAACGGCAAGGAAAGGTTCTTGGTCTAGTGCAGTAAACGAAGCTTCGTTATTAAGCAAACGAATAAAATATAATTTTTGTCTTTTGGTGGATAACTCAATTAACCCTGCTTGATTTATAATTATATTTCTTCCTAATATTGGGAAGTTTTGTATTAAACGCTGAATGTTAGCGATGGTTATAGTTCCGCTTTTTATTAGAGAACTGTTTGCTGTTGTAGCTAGTTTACGCATAAAATTTCTATTTTTATGCATATCATCAAATATACCAAGTGGGTTTTGCAAGTTAGAAGTATCTAGGATATTCAATCCAATTATATGCGGTGTCGCTGTTGCTGCTAAATTATTAATTATTTGCTCGAGTCCATATACTCGCTCTAATAAGTTAATGTTTAAAGCATAGTATTTATTATTAAAATAAAAGAAATCAACATTTCCGTTTATATCAATACTGTCATGGTTAACTTCGTCTAGTGTTCGTCCATTGGCAGAGAAATAGGATAGCCTTGTTTTTTTATGCAAAGATATTGGGTATTTATGTTGATAAACTACAACTCCATTACCTTGCCCATCGCAGAGATAGTATACAATTCCTTTAACAGAAGATAAGTCTTGCTGTTTGAAATCAAAATCAGGAGGGGTGTTATTAACTCCGAAATTAAGTACATCTGGCATTTTTGCTAGAGCATCTGGGAGATGGTTTATTACATTATAATCATATTCGTAAACTTGTTTATCTCTATTTAGAAGGGAGGATACCAACGGCAAAAAGTTTTGACCAGCATTAGGGGCGATAACATCACGTTTAAGTGATTTGCTAAAAGATTGGGTTAATTTTTTTTCTGCACCAGGTTCTAATGCTACTCGGTATATTTGTGTTATCCCTTTGTGTTCTGCAACGAAAAAGGCTTCACCAGAGATGTTGGCAGAATTTAAGATGTTATCTATTGCTGTAAACATAATGCCCTCATTATATTAAACAATCTTTGCGAGACAAGTGTCATTATCTATTTTTATATATTTTATAGTGCTTTTATTATTTATTTCTCCACGACATATTATCACAAATTCTTTTTTTCCGCGGTCGTTAATATTCGCTCTAAAAATTCTGAACCCTAATAGTGCAAGTGACGGATTTGAATAAAATCGATTTGTTTTAACATAAATCATTCCGATTGCAATTATCATTATTAATAGATTCAACATTGTTCGTTTGCTATTTACATCAGTAAAGACTAGTGGCATGACATAAGTTGTCAGGAACTCTAAATGTTCATGGCTCTCGTTTTTTACGTCGGAAACAGTACATGCGACAGACCAACCAGAGTTAAATGATAAAAACAAATATAAAAATATAAAAAAACCTGCCACCATCATTATAAAACTAAATAAAAAAACTATATTTTTGGGTGTGATTTTTGAAATGAATATAGCAAAGTCTTTATTGTTATAAGTTGAAATTATAGTAAATATATTTTTATCATATGACATTATAAATAGAGAAACAAATAATAGCCATAGAGATAATATATATAGCGCATACTTTAAAGCTGTTCTATTTTTCATGTTTTTCATCTCTTGGGGAAACACCGTTTTGATACCGTTGCCAGCGAATATAACACTTTAATTAATTACGGTAAGTAACTTATAACAGTCAATAGATGTAAATAGAGATGGTGTGGAATCATTACTTGATGCTTTGGCACGCTACCGCCACAAACTCGTTGTGGTGAGTCTGTGGTATGTAGTCAAAACATAGATTTGCTGTTGTAATGTTACACCTGCATGGGTAACAAAATCTAGTGCGATACACATAGCCACTGACCATCTATACTGGTTTAATATACAGCATTTTATGACGATTCTCAATTATGAAACTAACTATTTTACAACCAGTTATGGATATCTATGCTTTTATGTACTAAAAATTCTTTAGTTACAGATGTATTGATGACGAGAAATTGCTAAAGCAAGATGAGTAAGGAACTAAATCAATAAAGTGGGGGCGGGGGGAGTTCGAGTGGCTAGGAGCATAGCGCTTGATTACTTTTGGTGGTTGAAAAATGTTCGGTTGGGTGTCGCTAGGTGACTAATAGCTAAATTGGGAGATATACATATATAATATGAAATAAATCCCCACTTAATGCTTGTGAAATATTTATGTAACAAGCGGGTGTTCTTATTGATATTAAAATTCAATAACAGTGAGTTTTTATTCTTTTCTGAGTTTTGTAAATTGTTCTCACAGAGAAGGTTTAATTGTATGTGCCTATATTTTTTTTAGTGAATATAATGTCGGAATATATTAATATTGGCATATTCAGCAATGACTTCAAATATTCTTGATTTTCGATAATCAACTCGCCATAATCTCGTTGCTGTCGGCCTGAACATCCGGCGGTGGGGTTGCGCTAAACGGGGACGTTTATGCGCACACACAATCCAAACTCTCTTCTCCCTTCACAGATGCAGAAATGCACCTGCGATTTTTTGTATTCTGCGTTTTACCTCTACGGAGGTGAAGCGTGAACCTCCCACAAGACGGCATCAAACTACATCGCGGCAACTTCACCGCTATCGGCCAGCAGATCCAGCCTTATCTGGAGGACGGCAAATGCTTTCGCATGGTGCTTAAACCGTGGCGTGAGAAACGCAGTCTTTCCCAGAATGCACTCAGCCATATGTGGTACAGCGAAATCAGTGAATACCTCATCAGCAGGGGGAAATCGTTCGCTACCGCAGCATGGGTAAAAGATGCTCTCAAACACACATACCTCGGTTATGAAACCAAGGACCTGGTTGATGTCGTAACCGGCGAAATCACTACTATCCAGTCGTTACGCCATACCTCCGATCTTGATACCGGAGAGATGTATGTCTTCCTGTGTAAGGTTGAAGCCTGGGCGATGAATATTGGCTGCCACCTGACTATTCCGCAGAGCTGCGAGTTCCAGCTGCTGCGCGACAAGCAGGAGGCGTAATGGCTACACCGCTTATTCGTGTCATGAACGGACACATCTACAAAGTACCAAATCGTCGTAAACGTAAACCTGAGCTGAAGCCATCCGAAATACCAACTCTGCTCGGATATACCGCCAGCCTGGTTGATAAAAAATGGTTGCGACTGGCAGCAAGGAGGAATCATGGCTGATTTGAGAAAAGCAGCGCGTGGTCGGGAATGCCAGGTAAGAATCCCTGGCGTATGTAATGGCAATTCTGAAACGTCTGTACTGGCACATATCCGGCTGGCTGGATTGTGCG